CTACCTTCGTCTTCTTACTCCAGAAGAGCTTCTTACCGACGTACTTCTTACCAGTCTCGGTATCGGTTATGAGGTAGATGAATCCGTAGTTGTCGCCTATGATTTCCGGAGTCAGCGGGACTCCCCAATATAGCCACGGATTCTCGTACTCAGAATTCTCCACCGGTCTGATCGTCCCATTCTTCTTGAGCTTCTTCTTCGACTAAGTCCTCTTCAGGATACTTCTCCAGATAGACCTCGTCGAATACCTCGTCGATCTCTAAACACTCATTTAGATTATCGCAGTCGTAGTTCTCGAAGATGTCGATGAGGGCGGAATAGACTTCCGCCCTGTACTGATCGTCCGACACGGTCTCCATTAGAGCCTCGATGATGTCGCCCATAATCTTTGAGCCTGTTGACCAACCCATTCATTCCTCCTTTAGACTAAGCAACCATCAGCAGTACCGACGCACGCGGCGGCACCCATGGTGTCTACATCTATATACTTCTTCTCCACGAGACTGCTCTCCCAGTCCACGTCTTGGACCAGGTTCTGCTGGATCTTCTCCCACTTGTGGAGGATGAACACGTCCTTGAGGCAGTACTCGGCCTGCTTGGCGTCGCCCTTGAAGTAGTTCTCCGCGAACTTCTTGAAGCGGCGAATCCAGTCCTTCTTCAGCAACAGGCTGGAGTCATCGCTGCTTATGTCGATGCTCCTGTTCTGGGCAGTCATGCACGCCACCCAGAGGTTGTCGAACGCCTTGAGTCCGTCCACCACGAGGCCAGAGGCGAATACCGCACCGGTGCCATAGGTCTTCACGATCTCCTTGGCGTCGATCACCTTCGTGTTCGGGGCCTGAGCGTAGTCCTTGTCGCCAGTCATGGCGAGGAACGAGATGCCAGCGAAGTTGGCGCGATTCTCGTATACGTACTCGGCCACCTCGTCCCAGTCGTCCACGATGACTGTGTTAGACACGTTGTGACGGATGCCCTCGTCGGCGCAGAGCTTCTCGTCCGTGCCGGCGTTGACCCAGTGCTTCTGCGCCTTGGCGATTAGCCAGAGGTGCTTGATGCCGATGGTGTCGTCCTTGTACAGCGAGCCCTTCTTCGGTACGACCGGGAATGACACGACGTAGTCAGTCCTGCCGGCAGACCACACCGACTCCTCTACCATGTGCGGGTTCAACTTCTTGATGAGACGCGCGACCTCTGTGTCCTTGTTCAGCTGGATGTTGCGAATGTACATGGGCGAGTGATCCGCGTGGATACCCGACGCAGTCATAAGAAGCACAGAAGCGTTGCCACTAGGTTTAACGCAAGTGGTCCTAGCAGCGGGATTAGTACCAATAAGAGCAGCCACAGTCCTATTTGTGGATCGTACTGTGGTGGCTCCGGCTTCGAGGATCTTTTCATCGAACAGCGTCCTCGGGTTGTTCATCCAACCCGTAATGGAGACGCCAAGCAGCGCCTCCCTATCGAAGATCTGCTTGCTCGTCTCGTCCAAGAACTTGAAGTTGGTGTAGCCGGCCTGGAGAGTTCCCAGGATGGACGCTGCCTTGCAGGCCCTCTGGAAAGTCTCTTCGTCGGAACACATTCCTCCGTTGATCTCAGTCAGGTTGCATCCCTGCCACCCCGACTTGCCGTCGATCTGCGGGTACATCCCGATCTCGACGCATGGATTAGTCGTGTGCTCGGTGGACTCGACGAATACGAAGCCGGGCTCACCGAACTGCTTGATGCTCTGCATCAATTGCATGAATTGCTCTTTGCTTGTGGTCTTTCGAACGATGACTGCGGAGTTGTTCGAGCGTCCACGCTGCGGATTATCGATGAACCAGTTGCCCGTCTTGGCCTTGGCCATCTCCTCGTCATCAGGGGAGAATAGGCAGATGGTCGCCGATCGACGCACACCACCCGACAACACAGCGTCGGCTGCATGCATCACGATGTCGTACACGTGGACCGGCCTCATCTTCGCTTCCTTCTCAGACATGAGGACCATGCTGGTCAGGAGGTGCTCGATGCGGTCGAGTGCTCTGCGGAGAGGATCCGGTCCTGGTGCCATGAAGCCACCAGAGATCTTCGCGCCCTTCGGCCTGATCTGATTCAAGTCGAAGTACACCTTACGTCCTGCGTACTCTAAATATTTACCTCCGTCCTTGAAGAAGCTCGACATCAACACGTCAAGCGCCGTGGCCCATCCCTCGATGGAGTCCTCGACGACGTGAGTCTTCGGCTGCTTCGTCCTCGGAGCGATCACTGGGATCTTGTCGACGTGATGCCTCTGCACCGAGAAGCCGGCGCCTGCGCCGCACAACAGGATGTAGAAGATCTCGCCAAAGAAAGAAGCGCGATCGGCATAAGACGAAGTACAGTTGTACATCTTCATCTGGTGCTTGAGGAGCTGATCGCCGCCGAACTGCAAGGCGCGCTGAGCTCCGAGTACGAGCTTGTCTTTGTAGGCCGTCTCCGCGAACGCGATGTACTCGGCTAGCTTCGGGGTCATCTTGTCCTTGTAGAAGTCGCGATGCATATTCATCACGCGCTCTACGGCTTCATCCCAGGTCTCGTAGCGTCCCTTGTCTTCGTCGTATCTAGAATAGGACTCATAGAACTTAGCGTCGGACAATAGCTTACGTGTGTCAGTATACATGAGTAGTACCTCTCTAAATCTTCTTCCAGCGTTGTAGGGCGAGCTTGGCCTGAAGGCCGCGATGTGTAGACCGGTGTATTAGATCCAAGACGTTCCGACGACTCATACCGGACATGATCATTTCATTTATATCCTTGTGGGGAACGTCTTCGAGGATGCAGACACGACGGTTGCTGTCTATGTATGCTTGCATCTGTTTGACGATGTCCTTGTTCCGAGGCTCATTGTCGAAAAAATAAATGGTATCATTACTCAGCGGCAGAGCAGATAAGTCCGCGGAGCTACCCGCCAGAGCTATGCAGTTCGGCAGGAATAAGGAGTCGATCGGTCCCTCGACCACGATGACTTCTTTCTTGAAGTCCACTCTATCCAAGCCGAATACCTTAGGCGCTTCTTCCTTGAACTTGATGGTGACGTACCTCAGCTTGGCGTCTTTCTCCAGAGACCTGCCAGTGCAGCCGGTGACGTATCCATTCTGGTCCACGAACGGGAGCACGAGCCTGCCCTCGTCTTTCTCGAGAGTCTGCGCCGAGAACTTGTCGGGGATGTAGTGATTGACCCAGGTATAGAACTTCGGACACCAGTACAAGAAGTAGTGAGTGTCGGTCGGTATCTTTCGAGACTCGACGTACTGTCTGCACTTGTGATCGAATGGGAGTTGGGATACTTTCTTGAGAGTCTTCAGTGGCTCGAACTTGTCAGTCCTGCGCTTGTCGAACTTCTCTATCTGGTGCTCGAACTTGGTGGCAGGCTTAGAAGAGAAGCCGTGCTCCTTGAGCCACTCCATGTTGTACTGCTCGAAGAGAGTCAGGTCGACCTCTCTCAAGAAGTTCTTGAACTTGGTCGACTTGCCGCAGTTGTGGCACTTGTACCAGAAAGTGCCCTTGTACTCAAAGACGTAGCCTCGAGCCTTCGACTTACTCTTCTTAGAGTCGCCGCATATCGGACACCTGAAGTTGTATTGAGTCTTGCCGACCTTCTTGAATCGGTCTAGGCGAAAGGACAGGAGGTTGACGTACTTCTCGTCAAGCCATGTAGAATTGGTCGTTAACATAAGCTAGCCTCATTTGCGCTAGCACCATTATACACACTATGGTATAAAAGTAAACAGTTTACTGAAGTCTACTTTAGAGGCGAGCAGCGAGGCCGCGATCGCTCCTCCCACGACAGTCCACTTCCACTTCTCGATGGCGTGCATTCTCGTAGACAGATCTTCGTAGTGCTCTTCTTCTTTAGCCGAGAGTTTATTCAGAGTCTCTACTATTTTTTTGATCTCGTCGTTCATCTTCTCAACGATCTCTTCTGTTTTCTTTTCCTGATAAGTCAGCCTCTGTTCATGTACTACCGCCAACTTCTCGAGAGAAGCAGAAACATCTGAGAGTTTGTCAATCGTCAAGTCAAACTTAGCGATCAAACCGTTGTACTGGCTGACCTCTCTCTCCAAGAGAGCGACCTTCGTTGATAGCTCAGGGTCTAAGTGATTTATTTCTTTTTCTAAGAGAGCTATCTTCGTCTGCAAGTCTTCAGTCATTGGTGCTCTCCTCGATCCACTCCCTGAATCCCATGAGAGACTTCAGTGCACTCCTCTTGAGAGGAGCTTCCGGGTCGGTGATGATGACGCGCTTCTTTCTCTTAGGAGGTACGCCAGGCTCGGCGAACTTCTTAGACTCCGGCGTAGTAGGATCCGCTCCGGTCGGTGCCGCGCCCATGCCGGCGGCTGCTCCCACTCCTACCATCTCTCTTAATCTAGTCATAGATCTCTGAGCCTCTTCTCTATCTCAGGATCCATCGGAATCCCGGCCGTGTAGTGATTAGTACCGTCGATGTTCTCTACTATGTCTGGCAATATGCTCAAGAATACTAAGAAGGGCTTCACATAAGACTCCATGCCCTCCAGTTTCAAGAATATCATCCTCACAGTAGCCATCGGGCCAAACACGTTATTCAGCGCTATGACATGATTCAAGATCAATCGTTCTTTGAGGTCGCCTCGTTTGACGTACCTGTTGAGTAGTCTCTTTATGTACTTGAATCGCTTCAAGTCCTCGTAGAACTCGGCCGTGTCGTAGCACTGTGGATTATCGTAGTACTTCGCGGCGTATAATAAGAAGTTGGACTCGTCTAAGCGATCAGTCATAAAAATAAATTACCACGACGTCGTGATCGAAGTCCTTACCCAAGTATTTGCCGCAGTACATATGTAGAGATAAGTGCTATTGGCTATAATCTGCCCGCGAGTACCGACAGCGGTATTAGAAGCGGGGGCCGCACCGACGGTCACGATACCCTTGAAGAGGTTCGTGACCGTGATCTTATTAGAGGTGGGAACACCTGACGGGTCTTTGACGACGTAAAGCAAGTCGGTATTAGCCGCCGACGTGGTCGCATCGAGCTCAGTGATCTTCTTAGTTGTAGTAGCCATGTGTTCCCACTCTCAGTTTGTTTACGAGGTGATCGTAAGGACGGCGTTGCCAGAGTTGACGTTCGCCGCGCCTGTAGCGCCGACCTGTACGCGATAGATCTTGCCGTTGAGAGACGGCGAGGTGTTCGCGAGGATCGACAGGGTAGCAGTCGTGGAGTTGCTGTAAGAACCACCACTGACGTTGGCGAACGACGAACCGCCCCAGAGCTGCCACTGATAGGTGATGGTAGCGCCCGACGGCACCGAGGCAGCGACGACGCTGATGTTGGTGATGTCGTTGTTGGTCGAGTTACCAGAAGCGTTAGCCGGCTGCGTGGTGATGTTGAGCATGTAGTCCGGAATGACAGTGTCGTCAGAGCCGTCTTGTGCGATAGTCTTCATCGCAACGAGAGTCTCGTTCTGTACGCGACCTGCACGATTGCCAGAGCCGACGGTGCGAAGCACCCATCCGGCGTGAGTGACCTTGGTGTTGGCACCGCCGCGGAGAGCCTGAGCTTCCTGACCACTGACGCCGAACTGACCGACTGTGATGCCAGTGATGAAAGCGTCTGCGGTGGTGTTCGTGTATAGGTTTGCCTGATTAACAGTATTCGGAGTCAACTTGACTTGAGTAGTTGCCCAGAGTACTGAATTTGCAGCATCATCGGTATTACCCCAATTAGCCATTAGTAGTTACTCCTGTTGGTTGTTATTCTCATTCTTTCATATCACGATGAAACTTTGAATTGCTCTGTAGAATGAAGCTGTTTCTGGTCGACACCAGCTTTGGTTCGTCGAAGATCTCTACTTGATCTTGAGGCGGCTTCTTCGGCTCTGCCTTGACGACTTCGACCGCTGGCGTGAACTTCTTGCCGCCGATGATTATCGTATTAGCCTTTATTGTCATGCGCGAACTCGACCAGTTTCCTAGCTAACTGTCTCATAGGAGAGACAGACTCGTCCACGTCTATGCGACGCGGCTTGATCTTATTGACTCGAGCCCTGCGCTCGATCGTCTCTTTGTCGCCGGGCTTGAGCTTCATCTTCTCGTAGGGAGTGCCCTTGACGTTGTCTCTTACCGGAAAGTCGGTCACTTCAACTTTTCCTGAGCTACCTTCGCGGCTTCCCTAGCGAAGCTAGGTCCCTTCACGCGATTAGCGTAGTCTGCAACTTGCTGAGGGGTGTTCTTACCCCCAGCGATGGCCTCGTCCACGAAGCCGTTGACTTTCTTCTCATGAGACTGCTTCATCACACTCGTGATGTCGTTGAGTACGGACTTTGGTCCGTCGAATAGACTCGGCATTACTTCACCCTTCCCTTGTTCTCGTCGTGCATCATGACGTCGTGTACTGTACTGATGTAGTCGCTGGCCAGAGAGATCTTCGTCTGGATCCAGGCCTCGAGTTGCTCCTCTTCACCGAGGGAGTCTGCCATCTGCTTGGCCTTCTCAGCCATCGCGAGGAGCTGAGTCTTGGCCATGCCACCCTCGTAGTCTCTCTCTTCCTTGACCGGCTTCTCTTCCTTCGGAGGCTCTTGAAGCTTGTCGACTGCCTTGTTGACTCGGCTCTGCCAGTCGTCGAGCATCTTCTTACCCGCCGACTTGCGACCTTCTACGAGAGAAGTCTTGATCTGTGACTCCAGTGACTTGTACGTCATCTTACACCTTTAGTGTTGACTTGAGCATCCAGCCGTGCTTGGCGTGGATGTCGATCCTGTCTTGCAGGAAATTAGCGAGGCCGTAGACCTTCTGCTTCTCGGCCTCGAGGAATGCGGCCTTCAGCGTCTCCATGACCTTGTCGTTGTCGTCCTTGAGCTTAGACACCATTGCCATAGTGGCGGGAATGGAGGTCTCGTCTTTTACGGTGGCCAGCTGACCGAATCGAGTGAACGAGCCGGGCGCGTATGCGTCGAGCGTACGGATCTGCTCAGC